CGCCACGCCCAACACAACACACAACACCACCCACGCGCACACGCTCGCACATTCCTAACGCGTTCTAAGCGCGACTAGCACCCTCTCCGCACTACGACAGCCCTACGCGCCCTAACGCGCCTCTCAGCGCGTCTCAGCGCGTCTCATGGCATACGAACAAGCGTTCGCCTGGACTGCTCGACCACTCAGAGTGACGACGACGCACCGCCACCGCGACCACTCAGAGTGACTATCCACAGGTAATACCCCCCCCTGTGGATAAACCCTAAACCTCTACTTGAGGTTGACGCTGCGGGTAACACTCGCATTTTTTCCTAAAATCAGCAGTATAGGAGACCTATCAACAGAACTACACAACAATCTGAATGATGGTGTTGCATTTAGTGTTCGTTTATGATACAGTTGTGGCATCAACTACCAGTGGAGGTATGTGATGATAGTAAAACTAGACGGAGCAAAAGTAGTGGAAGTTTGTGTGTGCGGCACACAGACCGTTATGCAAAACGGAAATTCTGCAACTGAAATCCGAGTAGCAAAGACAGACTGCGACCATAAGACGGTGTGTGCTGTGTGTGAATCAAAATTGGCTACGCCAATTAATCACCATGGCTCTCCGTTCTGTGAGAACGGCTCGCTGGCATCAGGCGGACGATATAGCCATTGCCAGTGCGACATATGTTCGAGCCTGTAGAATAACAAACACCCAATAAAAAGAAAGGAAGACATGACTGACGATATTTCTATTCCCCAAAACAAGATTGAGCAAGAACGCCTTGAGCGCGAAGCGCAACGATGGGAGTATGTCAAGCAGGTTGCTCATAGAGATGGAATGAGCCTTGCCAAGGCTGCTTTGCACTACAACATCGACAAAAAGGTCATTGAAAAAGATGAATTATCAGAGATTGTCATCTCCGATAAGAAGAATCGCCGTAAGGACAAGTACGCAACAGCAGACAAGTTCTGTAGGGACAATGTAGGGACAGTCGTTACTCCTGCACAACTAGCAGAAGTATCTGGATTCTCGTATCCCACAGCGGTGAAATACATCAATGACCATCCTCATCACTTCCGTAAGGTCGTAAGAGGACAGTACGAAATTCGTGACCCTAAGGCCGATAAAAAGCAAGAGGGCAACCAGGAATGAAGTTTGAATTGGAACATATGTTCGATAAAGAAGTTCTTCCTGTTGTCCATATGGAGAGGTTTGCTAATAAGACCTACGCAGCAGAATGGCATTGCTTCGGTAGGTCAGTCATGGGTCAGTACCACCCCTCTATGCCTATCACTCTGACAGAAGCAAAGCAGATTGCTTATTCGTTAGGCATTCACGATGTCACCATTGTCAACAAGGTCCGTAGTGACAAGAGGAGTTCTACCTATTACTACGACAGCAAGACAATCCAACTGAACCCTCGTCATGGCGTGTATGTACTGCTTCATGAGTTAGCACATCATGTATGTGGAGAGAAAGGCCATAGCCGCAAGTTCAGAGGCCACTATCTCAGGCTGGTGAGACTTGAGTTGGGTGATGAGTGGTCAGACAGGCTTGCTAGGGCATTCAAGACGATGGGATTGAGTTGGGAAATGTACCCAGAAATTCCAACAGTACGAAAGGCATTTCACTGAACCTACCCCCGAAGGGGGAGGTGAATGTGGGTGAATAGGTTTCTTATACAATGACTCAAAATTCAAAAAAAATTTTTAGGGTCCCCGTGCGAAGCGTTGCAGAATTGTTGGAGAAACTCGAACAAGAGCAGACCATAGGTTGGCATGGCGTATCAGACCCACCACAGGAAAATCTTTTAGAGAAGTTGATAGGAATATTGGAAGACATGTATGCAATAGCAGAGGTCAATCATCCAGATTTAGACCACCTAGTAGAGAAGTGGTAAAAAGGAAATATATGTATATAAATAGGAAATTACGGCATGGCATTCGCACTACATACATCAAGCATGGGTGTAGGTGTAAGGAATGTACGATAGTAAATAGTGCATACCTAAAGAAGTACAGACAGAGTGCAAAGTCTCGTGATGACGACAAAACTGAATACGAGTATCAAAAAATTTCTCGCGCTGCGCTGGACTGGATTATTGTAAATCGTCCAGATGTATACGAGAATCTGAAAAAAGGATTGACCGATGGCTAAACGGGTTAATGAAATGCCCCGCGCCAGCAGGGTGAAGCAGGTCAGGCAGGAAGACCTAGACAGGCTCCAGCGACGCAGAAAAGCGGTTGATGTGTTGCGAGAGCAAGCAGACATTGCGACCAAAAGGCTTCGGTGGGACATTTTTAATGTGTGGCGCACTGGCGGTGGGTCTATGGAGGCGATTGCGCAAGCAACTGGATTCACGACTGGCTGGATTGCGACAATTATTGAAAACATAAGAAGCAACCCAGATGAAATGCGTGAAATTGTTTCTGAATGGGTGAAGGAAAATCCTGGAAAGCCGCTAAACGGCGAACTGGATAAAACTTACGGAGTTGAAGAAAATGAATCTTGAAGAATACAAAAAGAGAATTGACCAGACCCACACGGTTACGGGAATCCCCTCGTATTGGGAACAACTTCAGGAAATGACAAAAGACCGTGATGAATGGCGCAAGATTGCTGAAGCCTTGTATAACCATGAACACAACTGCCCTGCTCAACACGATTTCGTAGAGTGCGCTCTTGACCAATACGAAAAAAAGATAGAAGGGGCTAAATATGACTGATGACATTGTGACCCGACTACGAGAAAACTGCGAGACAACTGATTGCGTGAATGTCCGTTCTATTGCATTTGTCAAATGCGATAACTGTGAAGCCGCCGATGAGATTGAACGCTTACGGAAAGAACTAACAACAGAACAGACACTTGTGATGTTGGGGCAGGTTGAGATTAATCATCTACAAGAGTGGAAACAAGTAGCCAATATGTTTGGTGAGTGTTTCCGCATGGATGAGTTTGGACAGTCCCCAGTATCTGATGGTCAAGATGTATTTCAGGCAACTCTTGCTTGGGAACGCCTACGCACAAAGGAGGTTGGCAAATGAGTGATGACATTGTGACCCGACTACGGGAAAAGTATTCAGGACAGTTGCCGATTTGTTTAGAAGCCGCTGATGAGATTGAACGCCTACAAGCCGACAGGAAAGAACTGTTACAGATAGCAAAACTGTTTGCAGATGAAGGAATTTGCCGAATGTATGACGAGTTTGGCACCTGTATTCATATTGACGGTGTATGCGATTGGCACGATGCTGAACATATGTGGGAATCGTTCTGTATGAGTAGGGGAATCTAATGACAGTCCCACGCAGAAGTAAGCCAAACTGGGAAGAATATAAACATAGGCTATTCAGTCGTTATGTTGGTGATTTCCCCTCTCATCAGTATGACAAGAATGTGCGATATGTATTGGAAGATATAGCAATTCAACTTGGGCGTATTGCTGATGCACTAGAAGGAAACACCAATGACTGATGATACTGCAAAAAAGGAATGCAAAGCATTTCAATGGATTGGGCAATCAATGGCACACTGCGATGGGTGTGGAAAACCAATCTTTGACCATGATGGGGACTCGCACTCTCATGGAGGTCCATTCAGCGGTACTTATCGTCTTCAACCGTTTGATGAACAGGTAATCGCTAACTGGATTATTAACGGTTGGATTGACAAGCAACGGGCTGCTTACCTGTTGAGCGTTGAGGAGAAAATCATAAATGATGACATTGTTGCTCAATCACAGCAGCATGGCACACAGCATGACAAAACAGGAACAGATGAAGAATATATCGAACATCTAGAACTGAAACTCGACAAAGCAAATGATGAGATTGAACGCCTACGAAACATCATTAAGGCGTATGTGCAAGCAGAGCGTGAGTATTCAAACGACATGGAAGACCTTGATTGTGTTCCTATCCGAGAAACATGGAAAGAAGCATGGATTGACCTATCAAGAGAGGCTGACCGTGACTGACGACATTTTGATACGACTTCGCAATATCGCAACACTGCGCGGCGATATGGGTGGAAGCATAATTCCACTTGCATGCATGGACGCCATTGATGAAATTAAGCGTCTACGAGAAGAGTTAACAAGGTGGGCTGTGACTCCACCCAATAGAATGGTGTGCAGTACACACGGAACACAGTTGATTTGTTTTGACGATTTTTTAGGTGGCGTCTACTGGTGTGACGCCTGCAAGCATGGAGATGAATAATGACCGACGATATTTTGGAAGAACTTAAATTTCCACCCCGTGCAAACGAGGAAAAGTATCCATGGGATAAATGGTTTGACGGCTCCGTATGGCTTTTAAAACAAGGTGAAGACTTTGATGTCGATATTGAGTCAATGCGCTCAGCCGTATACATGGCCGCTTCACGACATGGAATCAAAGTGCGTACACATGTGCCAAAACAGCGAACAACTATGTATATCCAGAAAAAGGTAAACAAGGATGGCTGATAGGAAACTCCCAGTCGGAGAAGGAAAGAAAAGAAAAGTTGGCGGTGCAGAAATCACAACATGTGAAATTCTCGGTCCGACAATTGTTGACCTAATTCGTGCTGGCATGCGTCCTTCAATGGCTGCTCAGGCTGCTGGTATAGCAAAGTCCACTATCTCTGGCTGGATTAAAAGAGGTTCAGAAGAGCAGTGGCGTATAGAAAATGGCGAAGAGCCAAACAAACTTGAAAAGCCATATCTTGAATTCGTGCAAAGCATGATGAAGGCAGAAGCAGAGGCACAGGCTGGTCTTGTAGTTGCGTGGTTCAGAGAAGCCCGTCAAGGAGACTGGAAAGCAGCACAGGCATTTCTTGCAAAGCGCTGGCCTGATGAGTGGAGTGATTCAAGCACTGTCAAACTCGAAGTTACTGGTGTCGGCGGTGGCCCGATTCAGTCAGAGATGCGACACTCATTAAAAGAAGACGAAGACAAAAAGCGCGCAGTGCTTGAGGCTCTTGTTGAAGCAGGAGACCTACCCTCAAATGTTCTTGGGGCGTGGGATGGAATAGAAGATGCAGAGGTAATAGATGTCAACGAGGAAACAACTGGAGAGCCTGACAGCATGGAAGCAACCATGCGGACTGATACTCCCGCACTCCCCTCACCCGAAGCAGACAGCGTTTCTGACATGGACGACGACTAGAGAAGCACTTTTTGGTGGTGCCGCTGGTGGTGGAAAGTCAGACACACTTCTTCTAAGCGCGCTTCAGTATGTATGCGTTCCTGGATACTCAGCACTTCTTTTGCGTCAGACATATCCGCAACTCGCTGGTCCTGACGGATTCATTGACCGCTGTAATGAATGGCTCGCTGGAAGCGGAGCAAGGTATTCAGTATCAAATAAAAGATGGACATTCCCTTCTGGAGCAACACTTTCGTTTGACCACTGTGAGCGAGATGAAGACCGCTACAAGTTCCAGTCATTCGCCTATCACTTTGTGGGTGTTGACGAATTAACGCAGTGGAAGACAGACCGCGTGTATCGCTATGTCGGATTCTCTCGTGTTCGTAAGCCTGCAATCCAAGAGCAAATGAAGGCATGCCCAGACTGTGGTATGACAGCAGCAGATATTCCGCTTAGAACAAGAGCGGCAACAAACCCTGGTGGTCCTGGAAATAACTGGGTCTATGAAAGATTCATTCTTAATAAGGGTATTGAAAGAAAATTCATGCCTTCAAGAATCTCCGACAACCCGTCACTTGATGCCGATGCATATATCAAGGGTCTGAACGAACTTGACAATATTGAACGAGCAAGACTTCTGGATGGTAACTGGGACATCAGAGAAGAAGGTGGACTCTTCAAGAATGACTGGTTCCAGATAACGGGAAATTTCCCAGAAGGAATGAAAACCGTTAGGTATTGGGACCTTGCAGCAACTGCTAAAAAACATGGAAACGACCCAGACTGGACTGTCGGTGCTTTGCTCGGCATGAAAGACGGTCGCTACTTCGTTCTCGATATTGTCCGTATGCGCGGAACGCCTTATGAGGTTGAGACGAAAATATCCCAGACTGCTCAGCGCGACGGCATAGGAACTGCAATCGTCATGGAGCAAGAGCCTGGCTCGTCTGGCGTTGGCGTGATTGACCACTATGCACGAACTGTTCTTCCTGGATACAACTTTAGAGGTCAGCGCTCATCTGGTTCTAAGCAGGAAAGAGCATTAGTTTTTTCAGCAGCATGTGAGGCTGGAAACCTGTTTCTTGCAAGAGCATCGTGGAACAGTGTGCTTATTGATGAATGCGAAATATTCCCATATGGAGCGCACGACGACCAAGTTGATGCTGTTTCTGGTGCAATACAAGCATTAATCTCTCAAGGACCCAAAAAGACAAAAGTAAGAATAATTATATGAAGAAAAAGGGAGAATGTGAGGGCAATAAATTAAATTGCTCTCAGGAAAATTGTCCAATTTATGGTTCTCTGCGTGTTTATTCCGATGGAGTCGCTAGGGTGTATGCATGTGATGACCGCCCATCTTCTATGAAGAGAGGCAAGGTCAATGCATTTAGCAAAAAGACTAAATCGCAAATGCGAGATAGAGAACTTGTTAGAATAGAAGTTCTATTACGAGACCATATGCAATGCAAAGCAAAAAATATGGTACCGTCGATAGAATGTTGGGGACCATTAGATGTCGATGAGATTATTCCTCGCGGCAGAGGCGGTTCCCATTTAGACGCATCAAATTGTCAAGTGTTGTGCAGAGCGCATCACACTTGGAAACACGATAATCCCGCTGAAGCGGAGCGTCTCAACCTCACAAAGAGGTTGCCGCCTCAGTAGGACAAGGAGAAACTATGGTGGTTAGCCCCCGTATTATCATTGCCCTTTTATCCGCTACCTGGACATTAACCTTCGGATTACTGTTCGGTCCTAGTCAAAAAGAATCAAATTCAATAACAACACAACAAACATCAGCAACTGTTCGTAATAATTATTCGGCAAAAGTGAAAGCGATGTCGCATTCCGAGATGCACCCAGAGTTGGTCGCTCAAATCAAGTCACGCAAGGGCGGCTCAATCAAGTTCTGGGAAGCAGTGTCATGGTGCGAGACAAATCATAAGTGGAATGATGGTGGCTACTACTCAGGCGGTCTAGGCATAGCGCAGTCAGTATGGCTTAACTATGGCGGTAGACAATTCGCCCCTCGCCCATCAAAAGCAACAAAAGAAGAACAAATTATTATCGCTAACCGTGCTGCCTTTTTCGGGTTCCAGACCAAGACGGTTTACGGGACTCTTCAGGACAAGATTGACAATAAGCCGTACTTCCGACCAGCAGTTGGGTGGAGAAGCATGACGAATTGGGGTGGGGATTGCGTCAACTGGAAAACTCGCAAGCCTCTACGAGACAGGTATACCGAAGCAGGAAGGGCTGAGTGGCTGAAGACTCGCCCAACTACAACTCAAACTCTAAATCAAAATAATATTAAAGAGAGTTCGGTTCGCAAAAGTTCATTGGGTGCGCCTAGCGTCAAGAGAAGCGAACAAGAGCGCAAAAGAATTAGCCAAGCAATGAAGCAGGTTCCGTCAGATACTTCAAAGCGATGCCCACAATGGGAGCCACTTATCAAGAAGTACGAACTCCCTGTGAAGTTGTATTCCTACATTATGTGGCGCGAATCCCGCTGCACCCCGAAAGCAATCGGGTGGAACTATAAGCCTGGCACTGGACATTGGAATTGCAAATTAGCGCCAGCAAATATCTACAAGAAGTGCAAGGCCGTCAAATCATACGACTCAGGATTGCTTCAAATAAATTCAACTTGGTCCACATTGACATCACAGGTCTGCAACACGCCCTATGGAGATATGAGCGCTCTTCTTGTTCCAGAATGCAATGTCAGGATTTCTGCAGTTCTGTATGATGAAGGAAGAGGACTTACAAATTGGGGTTTCAAGGTTAAATAATGACAAAGTACGGATTCTCATTTTGCCCAGCATGGGAATATGAGATTATTGAAAAAGAGGGAATCATAGGTGAAGGTGGTTCCGTCATATTCACGAACAAAAAAGATGCAGAGGAACTCGGAAGGCGCATAGGGCTTATCAATATGCCAGATGAGGTAGTAAGCCTCAGTATTGGTGGCTCAATGCGCGATATACCAGTAATTGAGCAGTACGAATACTTCTACATAATGAGCATTGACATCGATTACGCAAACGCAACTATGAACAAAGAACTTGAGTTTGTTGATGCCTTCAAAGACAATAAAATTGATTTCCCACCAGTGTGGTTTACAAGAGAAAGGATTCCACCAGAATGCATCATACACTCAGAAAAAATCCTGATTTAACTGGTAGAGCAGCCGAAGTAAGTGTCTTTAGCGAAGATGAGTGCGAAGACCTCATTTCTGAAGTTCTTAGGGGTGAATCAAATATAGATAATCCGATGACATATGTCTTGCAAGAGCGCGACTATCAGTCTTTGTATTTTCATATCAAAAAAGTTTTCCTTACTGGAAACTTTTTGCGGTTTCATTACAACGAAATCAGCATTGAGGTAGTGCGATTTAGGCAAGGTTTTTACTGCCCATCTCATACCGACTGGTCAACAAATGACTCTAGGAAAAAATTAACCATGGTTATGGGGTTATCACACAGCGATGACTATGTAGGTGGAGAAACATACATTCACACCGACGAACCAATTGAATTGTCAGGAAATCAAGGCGTAGCAACTATTTTCCCCTCCTGGACGATGTACGAAATTGCCCCTATCGTTAGCGGTGAAAAGTGGGTACTATTTGCATGGGCTGAAGGCCCACCTTTTATTTAGGAGATATATATGACTAATGTTTCTGGAATGGATTACAACAACACTCCATTTTCAATTCCTGGACAGATGGTAAGTGGACAAGACTCCCCGTCGATTATCCGTCCGTCTTATATCAGTGCCGATAGAAGGAATATTGAACAAATAATCCGCCATTTCAACGCAAATGCCAAAACGGCAAGAAAAGCAATTGATGAAATCAACGAAGAAATCAACATGTTCAAGGACATTTGGGAAATGTCAGAAGATACAGACACGATTGTGATTAGCATCGATAGACTCAAGAGGATACTCTCGCTTGTCGAAAATCTCAATCTATCGTTTGATAATCTGCTCAAGACTACGGAATAGGCTACAAAATGAATGAAGCAACCGCCATTGTTGTCGCCGCTGCAATTACTGCATTTGGCGGTATTTTTGCTTCAGCCATCGCCGCATTTAAAAAAATGCGCAACGAAAATCGCGCCGACCATGGTGCTGTGATGCAAAAACTTAATGATGAAAGTGAGTCAATCGACTCTGTTTCGGATAGACTTGATAGTCACATCGAGTGGCATATTAGGAAGTAATGGCAAAAGCCAAAAAAGAAAAACCAATAAAAAGTATTGAAATCTCACTCCATGGCGGTCCATTAGATGGAAAAGTTATGGAAGTTTCCTATCCAGCATGGCCAACATATATGCTGGACATGGGAAGAAGTCTCTATGTTCAGGTAAGAATGACCGAGTATCGCTACACGGAAGACATTTCTGCTCATAAAATTAAAACAATGGAAGATATATTAGGCGAAGAATGACAACACCAAAAATTGAAACAGTCAGCATTGATGGGTATCGCTACTACAAGCACCCAACACAGAGACACCTTAAGGTTCCAAGCGTCACATCAATCCTCGACATGCTCCCAGCACCGTATCTGAGGAAGTGGAACAGCAAGATTACTGCCGAGTCTGCGGTTCAAAATCTTGACGACATTGTTGCAATGGCATCAAAGTCAAAAACTAGGGCTATTGAGTGGCTAAAAGGGGCTCCAGACCGTGAATTGGAGAAGGCTGGAACTATGGGAGATAGGGTTCACAAGGTCCTGGAAGACCTCATCCTTGACCCCTTGTTTGAGGTGGAAGAAGACCTCGTTCCATATGTAAACGGCTTTTACCAGTTTCTAGACAGATTTGAACCTGAGTGGCTATTTGTGGAAAAGCCAATATTCTCCACAACCCATCTTTACGCTGGCTCATTTGATGCTATTTGTAAAATTAAAAATAAGAACTACATGCTTGACTTCAAGACAACCAGGTCTGGCATTTCCCCTAAAGTCGCAATGCAATTGGCTGCCTATTCGCGCGCTGATGTTATGTTTGTAGATGGTGAAGAAGTTGAACTACCAGAAATTCATGCAGGTGCTGCTCTCTGGCTCCGTCCAGATAAGTGGTCTTTTCAGCCTTTACGCATTGATGATGATATTTTTCATACTTTCCTCTCACTGAGGAGAGTCTTTGAATGGGAGAAGAGCCGCTCAAAGAGTGCTATGCTCGCTCCAGTAGCGAACAAGAACCTTTTATGAACGAACTTCCACGACCCAACAATTGGCAAACAGCAGCATCGATAATTCTTGATTCTGTATTTGATTTAGCAAGTACATCCGCCGTTGCCAACTGTCCAGATGTCAGTGGTTGTTTCGATGCGGTTATTCGCGAGTTTGATTATCTTGTTGATGATGTATTCAATCCAGATGGCCATGAAATGGATGGGGTTGAAGAACTTATAAACGATATTGCTGCCTATGCTTTTCACGCCTATTCTTTGACGGCTGAAATCAGCAAACCAATGGCAGTAAACGAAATTTTCGATACTCTGGTATCAAAGCAAAAAATGTATGGGCAAGGAAACATTGCTCGCTTTGGATTACCTGGTATAGTAATTAGGCTCAATGATAAAATTGAGCGACTAAAAAATCTCCAGCAACATGACGGTCCAGTCATCTTTGAACCAATTAAAGATACCTGGCTAGATATTGTTGGATACTCAGTAATAGCAATCATGTGGATTAATGATTGGTTTTTACTGGAACTAAAAAAAGACAGCGCAAGCAAAAAAACTAAGGAGCAACCGTGAGCAACGGAACAAGCGTTACCATTATTGGTAACTTGACGCGAGACCCAGAAGAGCGAGCAACAAAGTCTGGAGAAACCAAACTTGATTTCTCGGTAGCCGCATCTCGTCGCTGGAAGAACCGTAACGACGAATGGGAAGAGGAAACTTCCTACTTTGATGTCGTTGCATGGTCTGAACTGGCAAAGAACAGTGGAGTTACTCTTAAAAAGGGAACCCGCGTCATTATCGTCGGACGACTCAAGCAGGAATCATGGCAGGACAAGAACACTGGTGACAAGCGCACCAAGGTTATCGTTCACGCTGAGGACATCGGTCCATCACTGCGTAAGGCCTACATTCAAGAGATTGTCAAGACTGGCGGTCAACAAAATACTGGTTCGGCACCACGCCAAGCAGCATTTGATGACGAAGAGCCATTCTGATTACAACTCCTGAACAGTTGCAATCACCTAGCCTCTCACTAAGCGCCCTGATGGGCGGGAGAGACTAGGAGGTAACCCATCTCGGCACTTGGGAACCGCTAAGTCTCTTTTGGCTCGGCGGTTCCCAATTTGCTGATATGTCAACAAAGCCTTTACGGCCATCAACCATTTAGTGGTAGTTTAATAATGAAAACAGTAAGCAAATAATCATCGGCGGAGAGCAAATGTACGCAGCCATAGCCATTTCATGCGCAGCAACTATGATTGCTGGATTTTTCCTTTTCAACTTTGCAATTAAGTGGAGGATGAATATTTCCTTCGCCTCTCTAATTGGAGGCTCCATTTGTCTTCCAGTTGGCGGGTTTATTGTTTCTGAGGCTGTCGGATTTTTTACCCTTGCAGGAGTATTGTTAATGATTGCGATATTGTTTGGCTACGACAGCAGGGGTGCATAAATGCCTTTTCTAAGTTCATTTTCTGGTCATACCCCTGACGGATTTCTTCAGTCCAAGCAGCGGTCACTATTTATCCCAACCACTGGCTACTCTCAGCCTGGACAGCCATACAAGGACAACTGGGATGTTGAGCGTGGAATAAAAGATGGCCTTGAAAAGGTTACATGGGCATATAAGGCTGCTTATGCAATTGCTGCCAACGCGTCCCGTCTCCCAGTCAACCTGAGAAAACAAAATTCCAGGAACGGTGAGATAATCAGTTCTGGGAATGCCATTCTAGATATTCTAAATAAGAATGCTAACCACTCTCAAGATGCGTTTACATTCAGGTTTATGCTCTCTCAGCAAATTCTTCTTTCTAAAAAGGGAGCATTTGTTGAGGTTGTAAGGAACAAGGTCGACGACATCGTTGGACTCCACCTTCTTCCACCCCATATCACATACCCAATTCCAGACAAAAAGAACTATGTCTCTGGGTATGTCATGGAAGTTTCCCCTGGAAATAATAGATTTATCGATAAAGACAGCGTTATCTGGATTAAGGTTCCCCATCCAACAGACCCATATAAGGGCCAAACGCCACTTGAAGCCGCTGGTCTTGCTCTTGAGTTTGATTACTACTCAAAGGTTTACAACAGAAACTTTGTTGTCAACGACAATCGCCCAGGCGGAATTTTGATTGTCAATGGAGACATGGAAGATGAGCAGGCAGAAGAAGTAAAGCGCCGTTTCCAAGGAACCACTGGAAGCAATATTGGTGGTGCTGGAAGGCTGACGGTCATGAGCGCTGAGTCAGCCTCATACCTAGATGTAGCAACATCACAGCGCGATGCTCAGTACATTGAGGCACGGGCAGCAAATAAAGAAGAAATTCTTATTGCCTTTGGTGTTCCAGAATCAATTCTTGGCAATGCATCTGGAAGAACCTTTTCAAACTCAGATGTTGAGATGGACATTTTCTGGCGAGAGACGATGCTCCCTCACCTAACTCTTATTGAGCGCTCGTTTGACAGTCTTGACCCAGACCCAGATACATTCATCTCGCATGACTTGTCATCAGTGGCCGTACTCGATAGAGATAACCGTGAACGGTCCTCGTTCCACCTAGATGAACTTAAGCAGGGTGCTATTTCTATTGATGAATACCGCCTTTTGACTGGCAGAAACCCAGTAGGAATTAAGGACTTGCTTGTTCCTACCAACCTTTCTCCAATGGTTCTTTCAACAAGCGGAAATGTTGTTGCTGAAGATATTTCTGATGCGGCATCGCCAAGCAACAGACTGAATCCAGCACAGCGTCCAGGAAGGCCTCCAAAGAGTCCTGATTCGGCAAGCGGCTCTGTTACCGACAACGCTGTTCCACCATCTTCAGAGTCTGGACCACATCCAATTCCAGTCAATTCCCCAGCAATGAATGAGTTGTCTCTTGAAATTGAGGAGACAAAAGAAGATGACGGCTTAGCAGAAAAGCGATTTAGGCACATTCAAAGACTTGAGACGAGTGTTGCCATTCAACTTGCATCATCCTTCAAGCGCCAGCGCCGAGTAATCATGGAAAAGGCTTCATCAAGAAAAGTCAAGGAAAAGTGGGAATCTGGTGGAATATCAGTATCCGACATCTTTGACGCATCTATCTGGAATGAACAGTTTGTTGAAGACGCAAAGACATGGGTGTCAGCATGCTTTATTGATGGAATGATTGAGATTGATGGAATTTCCTCAGTGAATAACTCTGGAAATTTGAACAATCCGAACATTGCTTCAATTATTGATTCTCGCTAAAAGAAGATGGAGTTGGTTAACCAGACAACAAAATCTGCTATTGAAAAACTAATTAATAGTATGTCTTCTGAGACACACGAAAAGTTTTTGAATCAACTAGATGTAACGCTTACGGAAAATAGCCAAAACAGAATTAAAGCGATTGCTAGGACAGAAGTAACTGGCTCTTTCAACCTCGGTATGGTGATTGCCGCAAAGGCTGCTGGATTCACTAAGAAAAAGTGGATTCCGATGTCTGACGACAACTCACGGCATAACCACTCAAACATTGGTTCATCCACCATCGGCATCGATGACATGTTTGTTCTTGACGGAAAGTCATTGAACTACCCTGGCGATGTTGATGGAGGACCAGCCGATGTCATCAACTGCCGATGCACAATAAAGTTCTCATAGGCTGTTTATACAAATCCGTATAGTAATTGCAAACGCTACAACACTTGTTGTAGTTTGTGGATTATATTGCTGTCGGAGGATGCCGTGGATAAATTAGAACGCAAACAAGTACCAGTATCTGATGTGCGCGGCGTAGATGCCGCTGATGGCATCGTTGAGGCGATTGTATCTGTCACCAATATTGTTGACTCAGTGAACGATATTATTGTTCCTGGCGCTTATAAGGCAACGCTCAAGAAGCGTAACCCAAAGGGCGTATGGTCTCACGATACGAATATCCCAGTTGCAAAGACACTTCGTGTTGAAGAACTGCTTCCTGGAGACACAAGGCTTCCATCAGACCTCATTGGGAAAAATGCTGGTGCGTTGCTTGTCAAAATGCAGTTCAACCTCAATACAAGCCGTGGCCGAGATGCATTCCACGATGTTCAGTTTTTTGGAGCAGAGCAAGAATGGTCAATCGGTTATGCAGTTGGTGAAGGAAAGTCAGTAACTAACTCTAAAACTGGTGTACGCGAAATCAAGGAACTTGAGTTGTATGAGTACAGCCCAGTTATTTTTGGCGCAGCACCGCACACACGAACTCTTGATGTCAAGGACATCGATGCGATTACTGAAGACAAAGCAAAGCCAGAAGATGTAAAGATTGGCGACTTCGTGTCATGGAACTCATCTGGCGGCACTGCTCGCGGCAAGATTGAGTACATCATGCGTGAAGGAACACTTGGTGTTCCAGAATCCGACTTTAGCATTAATGCCACAGCAGAAGACCCCGCCGCACTTATTAGGGTTTACAAGAAGACATCTGATGGATGGAGCGAAACTGAAGTTTTGGTCGGCCACAAAGTGTCAACATTGAGAAAAATCAATGACCTCAAAGAAGTTGATGAAATTGAAGAAACAAAAGAAGTAAAGGCTTTGCCTTCACGATATTCCGACATTGACTTCTCAATCCCAGATGGCGTTAAAAAGCAGGCAGAAATTGGGCTCCGCTGGTCTCGTGAATACGGTCGTGGCGGAACATCCGTTGGAAAAAACACAGCAAGTTACTTAAACAGCAACGAAGAAGTTTCTCCAGAAAAAGCAAGGCATATCGCAAGGTACTTCCCACGACATGCCTACGAAATGTCATTGCCAAAAAACAGCAACCCTTCAGCAGATGGTTATCCAGGAAATGGACTTATCGCATGGAAGTTGTGGGGTGGCGATGAGGGTCGTC